TCCGATGTAGGGTAGAGATCTTTGACTACCTTGAACATGTCGATGGACAGGGGATCTGCTGGCCTCTCCCCGCACCTGGAGCACATGGGACTGACGTCCAGCCACCTCTTGGTGTGTGCCCGCATGAGCATGTTAGCCACGGAGATGTCTTGGTCCATGACCTTGTCCCAGTCCACCTTGCCCCCCTTGGTGAAGGGGTAGGGGCCAGGGTTCTCTACCTTGTCAGAGGCCACCTGTACCATGGCTCGGGCCACCGTGGCAGGGTTCCGGTTGATGACGGGGAGGAAGATTCGCTGGTCAGCGATGTTCCACTTGCGGGCGTGAAAGGAGAATCCAGTCGGGAGTCCTTCGATGAGCATTTTCGCTCCTTGAACAGTTGCGGCCCCGTAGGGCGATTATTCAGTTTTCAGTCAGGGTTTCCCCCGGCTGGAAGTTACTGGTTATCCACCGCGAAGTACTCGTACATGAACTCGAGTTCCTCGATGTCGATGTCGTCGCTGGTGTTGTCCTGGTCACCAGGGTTGAACCGTACTGGCTGGCAGTTGAAGCACTTGACGGACCTGAAGATCATGCGGTCCCTCTTGAGCTTGTCGATGCGGAGGTTCCGCAGCTGGCCAGGACTGGCTACTCCTGCTCCCATTGGTGCAAAGAGGAGGATGTTCACGATCTCCAGGCACCAGTTGTAGAAGTCCAGGTTGCTGTCGATGCCCCGCTGCAGGGTGTAGTTGGCAAAGGTTGCCCTGGTGGACTCCTTCATCGGGGCTGCAGCCCCACCCTCGGAATAGGTTGCCTCTGCGAAGGAGACCTCTCCACCCGTGCACTGCTGAAACTTGGACAGGGTCAGACCACCTGAGGGATCGCTCACCAGGAAAGCGAACTTGGGGTGGAGGGCCCGGCTTCGTGCTTGCGCTGCCATATCTTCTTCCTCCGTATCCTCCAGGGAAACTGGTTAGCGCCAGTAACCCAACAGGGTTACTTGTTCTGTCCCAGCTTCTGCTGGATGTAGCTCTCGACGGCCCGCTTGTCCTTGGTGAACATCAGATCGATGAACCTGGCCGGGTCGGACGTGGCCACACCGACCAGGACCCGCAGTGTTTGGCTAGCTTGCACCAGGGCGTTGTTGAGGCCCTCTCCCTCAGGGTCTGTATTGACGTAGAACGCCTCAGACACGTCCTTGGAGGCAAAAGCCCCGCGTTCCGTCCAGCCCATCAGAGAAGCCTCAAAGACATCCCGGATGTCCCGCCGCCGCTGCTCAGTGTTGCCCTGGGTCCGGTGTCGCTGCAAAAACCTCTCGAATTGCTTCCGCAGGTAGGATACGCCGTGGATCTCTCCGACAGAGCGGAAGTTGGCGTCGACGAACTTGCCACCCTGGACATCATCCGCCCAGACACCGAAGACACCCTGGGAAGGCGTAATCCCTTCCACGATGGGATTGACCAGGTAGTCCGTGACGTAATCCCGCACCGATGGCTCCAGCACCTCGTGCCGCGTGTCCAGAGCACCCTCCAGCCCCACCACACCGTACAGCAGACCGTAGACCTCGTTGCCAGGCTGGGAGAACTGCCCCTCAACCTGCTGCTGGGAGTTCCGGGCGATCCGCCCTGCAATGCTCCCCCCGGCACAGATGGTGATGGTGTCACCCTTGCCGTAGATGCCAGTGTCCGGGTTGGCCACCTTCACCCTGGGCCAATACACGCCCGTCCGAAACTCTGAGGCCGTCAGGCCAGTTGCGTGGGCAACGACGGCGGTCCTGTCGGCTGCAGCAGGCACGTCGGTGATGAACATCACCTTGCCACCCACCGTCAGCTCACAGTAGTCCGTCAGCCCGTCCTGTACCGCGGTGTCCGCTGCCTCGTCGGGGCAGATCAAGAGGTCTCCATCATCCACCGAGGTGAAAGCGTGGACCCCTGTACGGTACGTGGAATCCCCCAGGTAGTCGTTGTTGTCCAGCAGGGTCAGACCATCGTTTCCACCGGCCAGTGCCGTGAGGGCAATGTTGGCAGGCCGCCGCTGTAGAGCAGTCCCCGAAGCGACCAGGTCAGTCACCGCTACCCAGTCAGACCTGGTGCTCTCGGTGTTGACCACGTCCTCGACGTACCGGTCATCCGTGGAGTCCATGGTGACGTTGCGGTACCACTCTTCAGGAGTGGTCACTCCGGAGAGGTAGATCAACAGGTCGAAGTACTCTGTTGTTCCGGCAGGGTCCCTGGTTGCGTTCTGCACGACGTACCTGAGGTCGTTGCCCCGACTGCCCTCGTACTTGCCCTGGATTTGCAGGGTGTTCTGGATGCCATAGGCGCCGGCACCCGTCTGGGCAGTGATTGTGCTCTGTGCCGCGGACAGCAGGGTCCTGGCCGTCAGGTAGCTCGTCAGGTGAGCCACACGGTTGACCACAGCCAGCCGGCCGCCACCGTCGAAGTACTGCTTGACCTGGATGGCTCCCTGATAGGAAGCCAGGTACCGACCGAACTTCCTGTAGAAGTCGGAGTAGTCGATGCAGGTAGTGGCCGTGTTGATGGGTCCCCAATCGAACACTCCCAACACCTGGAGAACATCGAACCGCTCCGAGGGCAGCTGTCTGGCCTTGGGAGGGACATTCTTGTGTGTGATCTTGCTCGCGCCCTGACCAGCCATTACTTACCTCCGGGAAAGACTTGCACTTCCACCAGCTTGTTTGCGATTTCCAGCCACCTGGCCGTGGGCTCCAGAGCTGCCTTCACGATGGGATGCTGCAGGATTACAGGGGGCAAAGGCTCTGAGTACTCCCCGGGCAGGATGGTAAAACTGGACTCCTGCCGTCTACCCTCTTGGGGCAGCCTCCCTGTGGCATCAGGCATCCCCGGGTCAGGCACGGTACAAAAGCACTCCCCCGCTGCCGCACAGGTGACGGAGTGGTACAGGGTAACCTGAAAGATTTCTCTCCGGCTCTTGTTGTGCAGTACGACCTTCTGACTCATGTTGGTAATAGTAAACAGGGAGGGAGGGTATACGCAAGAGAAAGAAAGGAAACGGCATCCCTACCTACCCTCAGTATCCTGTGAACTCCGTTACCTGATCTACATCCATGGTGGTCTCAGCATAGACGAAGTCGTCGATCTGATACACCTGCCTCAAGGCTGCCTCAGACAGTACACGGATGCCCCGGACACTGATTTCCATGGTGAATATCGTGTGGTTGCTCCTGCCGTCGCCTGTAGAACGTACCTTCTGAGGGGACCCGGAGATCTCCACATCGAAGTTGTCTGTCTCCCCAGCATACAGTACAGGGTCAGCATCAACCTCCAGGGTGGGGTTCGCCTCAACGAAGTCCTCCACCCGTTCCGTCAGGTAGCTGGCCTCACGGAACCCCTCCCCCACCAAGGTCAATCCTACCACCAGCATGTGCGTTTTCCCTGAGCCATACTCGTCCCAGCCATCCCCACCGGACCTCTCCACGTAGTCAAACCCAGAGTCCAGCTCCCCATACTCCCGGTCCCTGGGGGCATCCACGGACAGCCCAATGTAGGGTAGATCTCCCAGAGGGATAGTCTCCAGGGTGCTTCCCTCTGAGTAATCTGTGTGCGTGGAGACAGCTACGTTGGTGCAGATATCCCGGACCAAGTCAGCCTGCAGAACCTGAAAAACCCGGAGCAGCACAGGGTCCTGAACGTCCTTGCCTGTCGTCTTGCCGATATCCCAACGCTGGTAGGTAAAGCCGGAAACCTCCGTGACAACCTCTCCAGGAACCACCACGCCGTTTGCATCCAAGTTGCTCAGGACAACATCAGAGGCAGCAAAGGTAGCCAGGGGACCTGCCGTGGTATGCCAGATTCCACGGAACCGGGGAGTGAGAACCTGAACCTCTGTGCTAGAGATGACCCGTACTGCCCGGACTGCTCTCCCCCCAATGGTCACCGACACCGTCGGCACAGAGTCCACCATGGGTATCGCGTAAGGAGTCACAGGCACAGCGAAGCCAGTACCGGTAATCACCACAACCTGCCGGCCGGCGGATTGCCCTGTGGAAGGAGAGACAGAGGTGATGGTCGGAACAGCCATAGGCATAGCTTACCCTGTCGCATACATTGACACAACGAAAGCAAGCCACTACAATTGCACTAACCTCCCCAGGGTGTACAGGGACCAGTACATGCAGAGAGCTACAGAGGGAGACAGGAGATGATGGGAAGTATGACTGACCCAATGTTCCTTGCCTTGATCACCCTCCTCACAACGACAGGAACGACAGCGGCGATGCCCCACTGGGCACAGGCAGCCGGAGCCAATGCGGTACTCCTGGCGGTAGTCTTTGCTCTATGGAAGGCCTACCAGCGGGTGGTAGAGAAGAAGGTAGGAGGGGGAGACAGCAGCCCTCCAGAGCAGGTCAAGCTCCTCCGAGAGATCTCAGACCAGGGGAAGGAGCGAGGAGCACAGATCACCGAAGTTCGCCGGACTGCCCAGAAGAGCGAGGAGAAGCTGGACAACCTGACTACGGACTTGGTCTCTGAAGCAAAGATCACAAACGCAAGGCTATCTGACCTCATCGACCTGATGAAGAAATAGCCAAGAACTGGAGGTAATCATATGGAAATAAAGCCTGGTCTGAAAACTACAGAACTCTGGACTCCTGTCCTTGGGGGGCTCCTCCTCATCGTGACAGTGCTCGGGCTTGTCATGTACGGGGTCAAGTTTGGGGAGGTCAAGAGCCTCTTGGAGTACGGGATGTACATTGTCCTGTCTGGACTGGGCATCGTGTACCCAGCTGGCCGGAGCTACATCAAGGGGAAGACGGCTACCCAGGGCATCGCTGGAGTTCTCAGCGAGCTGGTTCCAGTTCCTGGGGCGAACAAGAAAGCTGAGGAAAAGCCCAATGAGTAACTTCCTCTTCCGCCTCCTGTTTGCAGGTACCCTCCTCTGCCTGGCCTTTCTCTTCACTGCCTGTGGCACCTTCATGCAGAACATGGAGCGTGGGTACACGGGGACCAAGGAGACACGGCAGCTCATCACCTCGGTGATGGATCCCCGTTGCATGGCCATCTCCAAGGCTTGTCCCAAGACAAAGCCTACGGACACCCTGGAGACCTGCAAGGACTACATATCCTGCCGTGATGCCCGAAGGGCCCTGTACAAGGTGACCTCGAGCATCCAGATAGGGATCAAGGTAGCAGCGACCCAATATGCTATGGGGCAGGAGGGGTCAGCCAAGGGGCTAGCTATCAGGATTGGCCTGCAGCTCCTGGAGCTGGAGAGCCTCCTCCGCAAGCACAAGATTGTGAATTTGCCTTCTCTGGTCAAACCGTAAGGAATCCCAATGACTGAACTCGCCCTCCTTGTGTCTCAGATCATCAAGGCCATCATCGCCGTCGCCAAGGCCAACGGGGTATCCCCACAAGTTCTCATCCCACAGATTCAGCTGGAGCTGGAAGCTACCCTGGCTGTGGAGAAGGCAGCGGAGTCAACTGAGGCGGCTGGCTATGCAAAGAAACCAGTTGACAAGAAACCATAACCTGTTACCCTTGCAGGTGGAGGGGGGTCTGTGTGGGGGATATAGGGGCACAGAGACAGAAGAACAACTCTACCCTCTTGACAGGCTCCTTCCTTCCGCTACTCTTTCCTTGATCTGCGCGGCCTTGCAGACCCAGGCCAGCGCCCTTCCAAGGCGTGAACCAGCCCAGTAGGTGACAACCTGGGTGGTGAGTGGGCGACAGGAAGAGTAGGCTGCTGTCTCACTGAGGCCCGGTGGGAAGCGAAGACATAGAGGGCTACCGCCGGGGTAGCATTCCCAATCTTCATGGGTAACTCCCCCGGCGGTACCCTCAGGGTTTCTAACTCCTCCACTCCAACCCAAACCTCTTGGCCAACCTGGATAGCCTCTTGGCCAGATCTCTCGTGTACAGGGGGGTCATCTGTTTGAGCTGTTTCCCAACGGTGGACCAGACGGGGCGGCTGGGAGGCTTGACCATGAAGGTCTCGAGCGTCTTCTCGTAGGGGAGGGTCGTCTTTCCCATCTTGGTTCCCAGGCCACCCTCCCCTTTCCGGACCATCTTCAGATACACCATCATGCGGAGGGTGTAGGGGACCATGTAGGGCTTGGGGTTTTCCATCCAGTAGGCCAGCAGGCCTAGGGGAACTCCATTGGGGTAGCCGGGGCGGGTATCTGGATGGTTCATACCGGGATCTGGCTCAATGTGGTAGCCCACGTTGGAGATCTTGGTCACCTTGATATTCCGGGACAGTAGGGCCGCGTCTGTACCCGGCCCCCGGGGCTCTCGGGCAGGGCGCTGTCCTTGCCCCTTCTCCTTGCCTACCAGGCGGGTAGATCTGGCAATCCCCCGGAGGGTCCCTCCCTTGATGTGCTTGCGATATTCATCCTTGACCATGTCCCTGATGCGGAAGGAAATAGTCCGGGCCGCTTGAGAGTTGGCCTTCTTGACCTCTCCTCCTTGTAGCCGGGTGAGGAAGTTGGCGAACTTCTCGACTCCCTCATCGTACTTGATCTTTGGCCCAGCAGCCATTGGGCCTACGCCGGAGGCAGCCGCTTGTAGGTGTACAGCAGCTCCAGGTTATACCCATCGCGGCCGAAGCCCCAGGACGCCGGCCGGACCTCATAGACAAAGAGGCTATCAATAGCTGGGGTTGCATAGGGAGTCTCCTGGTGGGGCAGAACCACGCTACCTCTCCTCTCCAGGCGGCTGATGCGGTCATCCCGTTGCAGCAGACATTTCCCCGTCGTGGCATCTAGCAGGGACATCCGTCGGAGGGTCCTGCGGTCCAAGACGAAGACGGTCTGGGTCACGGGTGCATCGCCGCCGAAGATAAGACGGAGACGCTCAAAGGCCATGGTTTCCACTTGGCAGGGAACCTTGACCTCAGCCAGTTCCTCCCGGGGGACCTCCCGGGTTCCCGCGGTCCAGGTAGCTATGGGCTCGCGGAGCAGGGGATCGTACCCCTCGTCAAACTGGGTCCCCGCGGGGTCTACAGCCCAGGTCGCTGTGCGGTCCAGCCGGTGGATGACCACGGTGCTGGTCTTATCTATCAGTCCGACGTACACGCTGTCAGTATAGCTCAGGGGGGGACAGGGCTCCCGGAAATAAAAACACCCGGCCCCTTTGCAGGAGCCGGGCATCTGGAGAAGAGGGCAGGATGAGTACCCTCAGGAGCCGTAGCTCAGCACACAGGATTGGACAGGAACGGCGTCAGTTTTCAGGATAGCAGGATTACCTGTGGTGTCAAGAGATAGACTCCCTGGAATCTACATGGCTCCGACGGCCAGAGGGGCGCAATACCGCTGCAGGATTTGGTCAAGGATGGGGTCTCCGGACATGTTGGAGGTCTCCGTAGTCCCGCCGCCTCCGCCCCGGCGGTAGCTCTGGTCCCGGGTCTTGGCCATGGAGATGGTTCCGGGTTGATGCACCATGGCCGAAGAGAGCATGGGGTCCTCGAGGTACCTGTTGACGAGGGCGCCGACTACCTGAGCGATGGGCCTGGGAGTTTCCCCGATGAGGACCTCCCCGGCGTGGGGATCATGCTGCGGGTCGGTGAATCCGAAGACTCCCTGGATCTGAATGTTCTGGTTGCCGTAGGGCCAGGCGAAACCTTCAACCCGGGGAATGGTCCCATCCACGTCTGTCAGGTACAGCAGGGGGTTCCAGCGGTCATCCAGCTCCGCCGGCCCGTCCAGCTGCCGGTTGTACACCTTGTAGAGGTACTGCTCAAACTTGTAGGTGTCCTGGCCCGTAGTCGTCTGCCAGATGGCATAGACGTCCTCGATGGCAATGATGGCCTCCCGGAGCAGGAGCTGGCTCCTCTCGGTCCCTGCGACCTTCATCACCACGTAGCGGGGCTCAAACCAGCGCCGGGTCCAGACCTCTACCTGTTGGCTGGCCCGGCAGATATACCGCTGTACGGTGGCTGTGGCATCCGTGGTCATCACGTACTCGTCCTGGATGGCCCGACGGACGGAGATATACCCTGTGTAGTTGGCCCCTGTGGGGAAGTCTCCAGAGTCCAAGATCTCGAACTCCAAGATCTGGGGATACGTAGGTCCTCCCGCTTCCATCTGGTACATGCAGACAGCCCGATGGGTCCCTACAGTCCAGGCTGATGTGTCCCCCGTGGGGATGGCATATCTCCCCGTTGCAACCTTGTCTCCGGCCGCGAAGGCAGTCAGGGCAACCTTGGCGGTAGGTGCCACTGAGGGATCTCCGATGTAGTCTATCTTATAGGTCCCCGAGACAAAGTCTGCCAGGAACCCCCCAGACCGACAGAACAACTGGAGCAGTGGGGTAGTTACAGAGCTGGCTTCACCGGCTGTTAGTCCTCGCATGGGACGGCTCCTTGCCTTGTATCATCTTCCGTATGGTCTGCTTCAGCTCCCGCTGCTGCTTGGCCCACTCGATGTAGGAGCCCTTGGCAACACCGTTGAAGAAGTCCAGTTGATGATACCTCGCCCGGCGAGCTGGGTCATGGAAAGTTATCTCATGCCGACCACGGCCAACCATCACGGCATCTTCTACCTGCATCCCAGGACCCTGCGGCTGAGGCATGCTCAGCCAGATAGCCAAGTCCAGGGACTTGACGATGGCGAAGGTCCCCGCCCGGTCGATGACGTTGGTCTCCTGGACCCGTCTGGCTGAAGGGTTGGGGTTGCTCAAGGGGATTACTTTCTCGAGGTCCGGGTTGCTCCAGCGCCCTCATGGGCTTCCCCCAGCTCGATGGCCTCAGCGACATCCGGGTCCAAGTTGCTCGGGTGGAGCTCTCTGGTGAGGTCCTCGTTGGCATCCCTTCCCTTCTCAACGGTAGCAGAGATGGGAGCCTGCAGTGGCGGTGGGGGAGGAGGAACAGCTGGCTGAGCGTAGACAGGGGCTGCAGGCTGCGCCTGGGGAGCCTGGGCAACCGGAGCCGGGGGGATGGCCTCCAGGCCTGCCAGGGCCTGTGCTCGTCCTGCCATACCCGCAGGAGGCGTCACCTGCTGTCCTGGTTGGATGGGGTACACCTGGGCCTGTACCTGGCCTACCATGGTAGGTGGGGCAGGTGCCTGGTTGGGAAGCTGCCCCAGGATAGCTGGAGCCTGAGGACCCACGGGAGCTTGCGGCTGCTGCCCTAGGACAGAGACAGGGGCCTGAAACTGGCTTTGCAATGGCATACCCGTGTTCCCCTGCACACCGATGCCCAACAGCTGCTTGCGGTAGTTCTCTTCCACCTCATTGATCTCTACCAGCTGGGCCGGTGTCACGATGTCCAGTACGGGAGGAGACATCGGGTTGTCCTCCTTCTGCCGGTACACAGACATCTGCCAGGCAGCGTCAGCTCCAACCTCTACCCACTGGGGAATGTCTCCAGCTCCACCAGTCCCTCCCTTGAGCTTCCGACCCAGCTCATGGAAAAACTGGTTCCTCCGGACATGCCCCAGGTCCTTGTTAAATGGCTTGATGCGTATGAACCACGTCGGGGATGACCCAAATGGGTTCTGAGGGTGAGGAGCTGCGGGTGCCGCCGCTGGCAGGGGCACTGCAGGTGGGGGAGCTACTGCAACAGCAGCTACCTGCTTGACTGCCTCCAGTACTCCTACCCGATGGCCAATCTCGGCCATCTGGGTGCTCATCCCCAGCAGGTTGACATTCATCTGTGAAAGTTGGTCGAGCAGGGCCTGCTCAGCATCACTAGGCATCTTGTCTCCTTGAACGTTGGAGCCTTACGGCTCATGTGGGGTTAGGCCCCCACGGGCCGAGAACAGAACTGGACTACTGAACGAAGACGTCCATCTCCACGTCGGTGTACGCGGCCAGCGAGGCAGCGTCCGCCGTGAAGTCCTCCTTGAGGATGTACAGGATGTCCGTGTCACGGTCCCAGACCGCCAGGCGGAAGTTGGTGCCGTCGGTGATGATCTTGTCCGGGATAGTCACCACTGTGATGTCCTCCAGACCCGTGATCCCCTTGACGTACGTGGCCGAGAAGGCAGCGTACTGCCCGTTGGCGTCTGCGTTGAGGTCCAGGTCGAAGTCCACACGGATGTACCCCTGAGCCTTGACAGTGGCGAAAGGACCCTGGGTCCCGATCTTCGCCGCGTTGGTGATCGCGTTGGCCATGAGAGGCTCCTTGTTGTCTTCCCGGCAAAGCCGGCTTATTCACAGGTTATCAACACCAGGAGGTCAGGGGATTCCTTCCCTACCCCCTATCTCCTACTGACCGAGGACTCCGGTGGTCTTGACCACAGCCGGCTCGTGCTCGAAGTCCTGGGCCACACGGCCTGTCAGCACCACGGTCCACACACGCTCGCGGCCGTTGTACTCGGTCCAGGTCCCGATATTTTCGTGCCAGGCGAACAGGAACTGCTTGGGATCCATGTACTGTACCACCGACTCGTTGGTGGCACCGCCCAGGTTGTTGGGGAACAGGGGCACCTTGATGACGCTCTCACCACGGTACGGCAGAGGCACGTTCTTGGCCTGGTGGATGTCACCCATGTTGGTCCCGCGGGCAGCCAGCTCGTCGTAGTACGCCGACCAGGCCACCTTGTTGGTGAAGTAGGCCAGGTTGGGCTGCATGTCGTACTCCTCCGGCATGGTGAGGTACGTGTTGTGCAACACGGCGGAGCTCAGGGCCACCGTCCCCGCAGCGTAGGTGTTGCTGGCAGAGGAAGTGATGATACCGTCGAACATCCTGAGGAAGGACGTTGCCCCGGCGGCAGTGCTCCCGTTGATGATCAGGTTCTCGATGTCCCGGCGGCTGTGCACGCCGAGGTACCCGATGAGGGTGTTCTTCAGTCGAGGCCCCTCGACCTGGTTGTTCAGGACGTACCGCGGGTAGTCGATCTGGCACACGATCTCCTGAGAGGTCAGCGTGACCTTGTCGAAGTCAGGCTTCACCCTCTGGGCCAGGCTCAGAGCCTGGGACTCCACACCCGGATGCCAGACGTTGTCACCGAAGGTGGTCATCTTGGGAATCTCCTCAGACTCCCTCGACAGGGTGGTGACACGGATCTTCTCCGTCATCACGGTGCCCTTGATGTTGACCAGGATGAACTTCTTCCTCTGGTCACGAACCAAGACACCACCAGCGTTCAGGTCAGCCATGGCCATATCGGCCTTCTCCACCCAAACAGGCCGTAGATCCTTGTTTTCCTGCATTTTACGCTCCAGTTCTATGCCTTACTGGCGGTTATCTGGTAGTGCCCGGGACTGCCCGGTTACTCGCTGATGTGCCCGTACTCGTTGATTTTGTCCAGGCCCTTGCTCCGCGTGAGGTCCATCCCGCCCAAGTCGCCGTCTTCGTCCTTCTCAACGTCCACTGTACCCTTGGCAGGACGCACCGGCTGGACATTGCCAGGGATCTCAGAGGAGACAACCCCCGCCTTTTCCACGGCAACCTTGTGTGCCTCCAGCTTCTCGTCCATCTTGGCCAAGAGCTGCACACCGAAGGCCTCCAGGGACTTCTCGATGCTGGCCTCCACCGGAGCAGCCGGCTCAGCTGCCACGGGCTCCAATACAGGCTCGACCGGGGGCACAACGGGGACAACCTCCACGGGAACCGTTCCCTTCTCAGCAGCGACGGGAGCCACCTCAGCAGCGACGGGAGCTACAGCGGCCGGAGCAACCGCAGGGGCTACCGCGGGCTCAGGGGCCTTCTCCTTCTCTGCCTGAATCTTCTCCAGGTTGATGACTACGTCATCGATCTGGTCTGCCAGGATCAAGCCAGCGGACTCACCGGCCTGGGCACCACGGGAGATGTGCTTCAGGGCTGTGATCTCCGTGGAGACATCGGCCACCTCTGCAGCTTCCCCCTGAGGAGACAGCAGCTCCAGTGCGCTGTCCATCTTCTCCTCGAGGAGCTTCTGGGCATCCGGCTGGACAGCTCCCTTCTCGACGATCACGCGGATCTCCGCGAGGGTCTGCTCGGCCTTCAGGATTACTTCAGGGGTCGGGAAAGCCATGCTCTGCTCCTTGAGAATTGCGAATGGTCTCTGGTTAGCGCCGAAAGGAACAAACGCAGCCTCGTACGGCTGAATCTCGTAGAGACGGCGAATCGTGCTCCAACGAGAGATCTTCTTTTTCTTGCGCTTCCCCATACAGGAGTAAGGATGCCCTAGTACAAGGGGGGCTTACAAGTTATTTTTATATGGGGAAAGGGAGAGGAGAAAGGAGGGGGAGAGGGAAAGGGCAGCCTCACACGGTTACCTGTACACACTCCTTGGCCGCCATCGCCTTGATACCTACGCTCCAGGAGTTGATCTTTCCAGCACGGATATCCGCCGCCAGGTCCGGGTCGTTCACCTTGGTGGTCATCATCCAGGTCCCCTCAGGAACCTCCTGGCTGCCATGCATCTCCTTCTGACGGGTCTGCCAGCATTCATGCAGGACAACCTCAGTACCGGACAAGGCACTCCCACCCTTCAGGATGTGGAGGTTGCTGAAGGCGGAGGACCCATTCTCCATCCACCAGGTCATGGCCTTGTAGATCTCGATGGAAGAGTAGATGTCCCCTTCAGAAACACCCTGGTCGTCTTTCGATACCGTACCGTCGATGATCTCGGGCTCCAGGACCACTCCAGTAACCGTGACAGGAGCGTTGTCAGCAGTCTCTCCCTCCTCGGCATCCTCAGCAGCCTTCTCCAGCCAGACAGAGGCCATCTTGAAAGGCACCGTAGGGTCGACGTTCTCCTTGAAGACAGAGGAGGCTGCCGCGGCAGAGGTCCGCAGGCGGGCGGTTACAGCTTCCCAAACTGTGACCTGCACGCTCGAGTAGTAGGCCCGCTCGGGATGCAGAACCAAGTCATAGATGTTCAGAGTCTCCGCGAAGTCACCCTTCATCCCCTTGGAGACAGACTTCAACGTTACCCCTGGGGGCATGACCCGGTTCAGGGCCTTGAGGATGCTGCTCTCCATCCCCTTCAGGAGAGGGCTGCGGACGTCAACGTAGATGGGGCCTCCTGCTGCATCCCTGACGAACCGGACAGCGCCCGAGTCCATACTGACTTGATCGAGGTAGTACCGCAGCTCATCCAGGGTTGGGTCCTTGGGGGACTCCTCAGTGGTCCCGGCGGCGTCTGACAGAGCGTCAGCATACCTGTGCTCGATGCCCATCTGCCGCAGCTCAGCAGCAGCTTCCTGCTCGATATCCAGGACAGCCTCGTAGTTGGTCTCCCCAAACTGGTCATGGAGCTGACGGTGGAAGTTGATCAGCTCCCGGGCGCCCATGTACTTGGCATCCTCATACCCCCACTGGGCAGACCTGAGCTGCTGTCGGAGTTCCTTGGGATTGGTAGCCATCAGCCTATTCCTCCATCTTTTCGATATCTTTCACAGTTTCCTGCATCTGTTCGTCCAGGGTATCCCCTGGGGAGATATCCCTGTCCTTGGCCATCTCTCGCCGCACGACCTCTGCCAGCTCCGGGTTCCCTGTACCATCCTTGGCCCAGGCCTTCCCGTCGCCGACGGAAGCTTCTGCAAAGTCTTCTGGCCGACGCCCGTTCATGATGCCCCCCAGCAGGGCCTGGGGCAAGTTATCGCAGACTTTGAACAGGGACCACTTCTTGTCTCGCCGGAGAATTACAGCGTAGGCATAACACATCTTCACCCGTTCCTGGAGGATGTTGTTCGTTAACACCCGGGGAGCGGTATCCGGATGGTTCAGGGACATAGTCAGGGCCCGGCCGACGGCATCGAGGAAGAGGGCCTCGACTTTTGGGTTCAGGCGAAAGTCAGAGAGGA